AATATAAATATAAACAACATGGACAATACTAAATATGATCCTTCAATGGAGAAATTAAAACAAGGCACTAAAGTTGGTGTCGTAGGTGAATCTCACATATGGGATGGGCCGTTAGATCAAGCAGATAGACCTCATGGAGTAGGTTCTAGCTCAGGAGCAAATGGAATGTCAATACTAAAAGCACCAGTGAATTACAAAGGAACTAACGCAGTTCTTTGTGCACAAGGTAATAAAAAATAAACTATGGGACTAATTGCAAACAACGGTACATTCTTAGCTAAAGTAATGCCTTTAACGGCTACTAACTCTGGTACACCAGATTCAAGACCTGCTTGGGTTTTCCAAAATCAAAGCGGTACTCTAGGTACAAACCTAGATTCTTCAGTTATATACTGTGGAGTAATGCCTGCAGACGCAAGTATAAGTGTTATAATGCCTGGAACAGATTTAGCTTCAGTGGATGCGTTTGCTTTAAGCACTGGTGGTACAGGTTACACAGCAGCGGCTGGGTTACCAACAACAACAGCTAACGTTAATGCTAGCGGTTTAACTGTTAACACAACAGTAGTTGGTGGAGCTATAACAGCTATAGCTTTAGGTGCTACAGGCTCTGGGTACAATGTAGGAGATATTATTACAGTGGTACAAGGCGGTGGATCAGGTGGTACAGCAGTTATAACTAAAGTAGGGAACGGTACACCGATCTCTGCTCAAGCGATAACATTTGTTGGATTACAAAGTGGTTCAATTCTTCCTGTATCAGTAGATTACGTAACAGGAGTAGCAGGAACAGGTGTAACAGTACTTGATTTCTTAATAGGTAGATAAAAAAACAGTCGAGTCTGTTGTAAAACTCAAAAATAAACCATAACCATAAACAAAAACAAAAACATGGCAAAATTCATCAAATTCAACGCTGTAAATTCAGCGGCTGCACAACCATTAGGACCAATTTCTCCTGTATTGATCAATGTAGACAAAATTCTTAGTGTAAGAGCAACAGGAGCATCTGGAGCTAATGCTAAAACAGTAATCGTTCAGTTAGACAACGGAGGAGCTACCTCTAGTGCTGCTGCACCAACAACTTTAACTTTAACAGTTTCTACTTCTAAGTCAGCAGCTGTTAATCCATCTCTTATTACAGGTCAACAAAATTCACTTGTACAATCTGTAGTTAGCGCTATCACAGCTAATCCAGGAGGAGTAGTTGCAACAGCTTCTTTAGGATCTGACGGAGCTGCTACACCAGTACAAATGTATTGGAGAACAGCAGTTTTAAGTTAAGACTAAAACAAACTAGGGATTAAGACCGTTAAAACTTAGCGGTCTTATATTCCTTGTAGTAATAGTGATTATTTTATATCAAACTACAGAATTATAAGCGCTAACAATTTAAAATAAAAATAATGGCATATAAGCAAAATGCTGGCGGAAAACGTCAAGCGAAAACAGGAGGTAACCTTCCAGGTAACTTAGTAAACAACGACCCAAAAACACCACTATCACCAAGGGAAAAGACTTACAAGAAAGAGGTTGTAAATGTGATAAAAAAAGCTGGGCAAGGAGGTCTTAAAAACACTATACCTAATATCGGAACTGGATTAGTTCATGGGTGGAATTCTCAAGGTTTTGACTCAGAACCGTCTTGGGGTAGTGAAGGAGGTAATAAGGATTTAGGTAAGAGTATTGGAGCAGCTATTACAACAGCTTATAAGTACGCTACGGGTGATATTCCAAAAGGAGTTACTAAGAAGAATAAACCTAAACCGGTTAGAGCAGCTCAGAGAACATATTTAGACTAGTGTATTGAAAAAGATTATAGAATGGCTTTCAGGTGGCGTTATCAAAGAAGTTGGTAACGTCATTGATAAGCTTACGACTACCGAGGAAGAAAAACTTGAGGCTCAGAGACTAATACTAGAGATATTAGAGAAAGCTGATAGTGAAGCTCAACAACAAGTTACTAGTCGTTGGGAGGCGGATATGAAATCAGATAGCTTTCTGAGCAAGAATATTCGTCCAATGGTTTTAATCTTTTTAACAATAGTATTTTCTATATTAGCATTCTTTGATGGTAACATCGGGGAATTCTCAGTCACCGAAGAATACATACCTATATTCCAAGTATTACTAATGACAGTATACGGGGCTTATTTTGTAGGTCGTTCTTGGGAAAAATCAAAAAAATTAGGTGATAATGATAATAAGTAAAAATAACAAATTAAATTAAATTAAATTATGAGTAAAGTAAAAGAGTTAAAGACTGTTGAAGTCAAAGGGACAGAAGTAATGAAAATCACAGAAGAGCAGTTAAAATCTATAACAGAGAAAACTAAACTTCAAAACGACTTCCTTAGAAACATTGGGATTTTAGAGTCTCAAAAGTTAGAGATCTATGGTAGACTTATGGAGTCTAACAAAGAAATGCAAGAAGACAAGAAACTTTTAGAGGAAGAATATGGTCAGGTTACTATTGATTTAGAAACTGGTGAGTATGTTCCAATCGAAGAAGAGGATGCCAAATAATATTAGAAAGATCAGCATTGGATCTGACTACAAAAATGATGCGATGCATTATGCTGTAGGACAACAGGTTTATGGAGGTCATGAAATTTCTCATATTCTTTTTGAAGATTCCGATAGGTCTTATAATATACATATTAAAAAAAACAACGAGGTATTGCCGTGGAAGAAATTCAACTCTAACATGGCTATCTCTGTTGAATACGACTTAGAGTATTAATGAGGAGTTTATACGACTTTATAGTTAAACCAGTTGGTAGTGAATACGATAACGAAGTAACTATTGGAGATAAGAGTATAATTCTTAATACCAAGATAGAAAGCTATAAGTTTGTTAATAACGTAGCTGAGGTATTAGAAGTACCAACAGCTTTTAAAACACCTGTAAAGAAAGGTGATTTATTAGTTATACACCACAATGTCTTTAGAACATTTTATGATGTTAAAGGGGTTAAAAAGAAAAGTAGATCTTCTCTTGGTGATGGAATTTATCTATGTGCTTTAGATCAAGCATATTTATATAAAAGAAACGGTGAATGGAAGTCTATTAATAATAGATGTTTCATAAAACCGTTAGAATCAAAAGACAGTTTAGAGGTTGTCAAAGAACGAAAACTTATTGGTATACTAAAAATAGGTAATAGTTCATTAGAAGCGCTAGGAATAACCGAGGGAGACACTGTAGGTTACACACCTAATGGGGAATACGATTTTATCGTAGATGAAGAGCGTTTATATTGTATGAAATCAAATGATATTGTTATTAAGTATGGACATAAAGAAAACCAAGCTGAGTATAATCCAAGCTGGGCAAGTAGCAGTTGAAGAATTAATCAAAGTTGCTAGAGAGCCTATAGTAGATTCAAATGAAGATCTTACAGCTGATAAGCTTAAGAATGCAGCAGCTACGAAAAAGCTAGCTATTTTTGATGCTTTTGAAATACTAAAACGTATAGAAGACGAGGAAGATTTATTGAACAATAAACCTAAGGAAGTTAAAGAGGAACAATCTTTTAAAGGTTTTGCTGAAGGACGATCTAGATAATGTACGATAAGAAACTACACAAAATAATACCCAATCATATAGATTCTAAGACTTTAAAACATAAGAATAGATATAAAAAATGGGAGTACGGTTATAACGAGGAATTCGATGTTGTTATAATTAGTAAGACTGGTGAAATAGGGGAGATATATGAGATACAAAATCTTAAGATAGCTTTACCTAAACAATCAGATGATATTGTTAAGTTTGCACTGGATAGATTTGAAAGAGTCCCAATGCCTAAACAACTAAGTAAGATAAAAACAATATTTGACTGGGAGGAATATCCAGTTGATTTTAAAGAAGAATGGTATGAATACATTGATAAAGAATTCGAGCATAGGGAAAAAGGTTTTTGGTTTTATAACAAAGATCAGCCTACTTATGTTACTGGTTCTCACTATGTGTACTTGCAGTGGGCCAAGATTGATGTTGGGAAGCCAGACTTTCGGGAGTCAAACCGCTTATTCTTCATATTCTGGGAGGCTTGTAAAGCCGATCACCGCTGTTATGGTATGTCATATCTCAAGAACAGACGTTCTGGGTTTTCATTCATGGCATCAAACGAGACCGTTAACATGGCGACTATATCAACCGACGCACGGTTTGGGATATTGTCCAAATCTGGTCCTGATGCGAAGAAGATGTTCACTGACAAGGTCGTGCCTATATCCGCAAATTACCCATTCTTTTTCAAACCCATACAGGACGGTATGGACAGGCCAAAAACGGAACTCGCATAT